AGTGGGCCATCGATCCCATCGTATTCGCCAAGCGTCGCGGCCGCCTCCTGTAATTGGACAGGTGGGGGCCGGCGTGCCTCCACCTCCAACCGGGAGACTTCCCATGGCTGACAAGAAGCGAGACGACGACGACCGGGGCATGCCGCATCCGGGCGCAGGACCGGCGGCACGCACGCCGCAGGAGGACCACACACCGCGCCAGGAAGAGCAGCACGAGCGCGAGGCACGGCAGGAGCAGCGTGGCCAGGGGCGGCGCCGGCAGGCGCTGTCGTCCGAGGACAAGGCGGCGCGGGACAAGCAGCAGGCCGAGCTACGGGCCGGCTGGGCGGCCGCCAGCATCGGCGCACAGGTCGTGCTGGACTTCAACGAGGACGGCTCCCTGGGCGCCCGTGGCGGCGCTGCTGGCACCATCGAGGGCAATACGATCGCCCGCGATACGTGGCTCGGTGAGATGGGCCTTGACCCGGCCGACTGCAGCGGGCCGCCGCGTCCGCGCATGAACGACGAGATGGTGCAGCGTGAGGCGCCTCCGTTGCCAGATGCCCGCGCCACCAAGGTCAGCAGCCTAGCGGCCGGCATCAGTCAGGGCCTGGCGGGTGACGACAGTGCGCGCCAGCAGAGGGCACGGGCATGAACGACGAGCGCGAGCACGAGCGACGCAACGTGCGGCCCGCACCGCCAGTGCCGGCCCCGGTGATCCAGGGCGCGCAGCAGGCCGAGATTGAGCCACCGACGGAGGAGGGATTTGCGGGCACTATCGGTGCCCAGGTCGTGCTGCCGCCTGACAGCGCCGCCGCAGCGGGCGCCAAAGGGGTCTACCCGACCATCGTGGAGAACACGCTGCTGAGGAACGCGGGCTACGTCGAGATGGGACTGGACCCGCAAGACCCGAGCAACGAGGTGACCGACCCGGACGTGCCGCCTGGCACCGGCAATGGCGGTGGTGGCGAGACGCCGACTGCACCGACCGTGGTTGATGTGCCGCTCGTCACGCAGTCGGGCAGCACGCTGAACTGCACCATGGGGAATTGGACGGGCGAGCCGACATCGTACGCCTACCAGTGGAAGCTCGACGGTGTGGACGCGGGCACGGGCACGGCTGACTACGCTGTGCAGGCCGGCGATGTCGGCAAGGCGGCTACCTGCACGGTGACGGCGACCAATGCGGCTGGCTCTACCGCAGCGCCGGTATCCAACAGCGTGACTGTCGCGTGACGCGATCCGTCGCAACCGTGGCACAGCAGGCGCTTAGGCGCCTGGGTGTCCGCGTGGTCCCGGTGGGCGACAGCCCGACGCTCACCGAGGTGCTGACGCCTGCCACGATCGCCACGCAGGCGCTGGTCGAGTTGGGTGTGATCGCCTCGGACGAGACGCCATTAGCATCCGATCAGGCGCTGATGCTCGACCGCGTCGCCTCGGTGCATGCGTCGCTCGACGCGCAGGGAACGGTGTTCTGGACGCAGGACGCCATCCCGCGCGCGTTCGCCGAGGAATACACCAAGCTCACGGCGGCATTCGGTTCGACGGCGTTCGGCAAGACGGCGGACCCGGCGGTGGTGAAGCTGCTGGAGGGCCGGGTGCGGGCTGGCGTCATGGTGCTGAGCGCTGACGACAACGCGCAGCAGGCGGTGCAGGCAATCCACGACGATCTCGTGAGCCGGGGCATCGCTCGATGGACATCCATGGACATACCGGAGCCGGTCGCCGATGCGTACGTGCTGATGGCGGCGCAGCGGCTGGCTCCGCTGTTCGGCGGGCAGAGCAACCCGCAGGAAGCGCGTCAGGCCGAGGTGTCCATCTTCCGGTTCATCGCTCTGCCGACATCCGGCGAAACCATGCGTGGGAGCTACTTCTGAGCCATGTCCTACCGCATCCGCTACAGCGACTACAGCACGTCCGAGGGGCCGCCTGATCCGGCTGAGTGGGTCGGGCCACCTGGACCTGTCGGGCCACCTGGACCTGTCGGGCCTGTCGGACCTCCTGGACCGGATTTTCCAGAAGCGCCGACAGACGGCACGATCTACGGGCGCGGCGGAGCGACGCCGGCATGGATAGCGACACTGCCGCTGACCGGCGGCATCGTCACGGGGCCAACGACATTCAGCCGAACCGTTGGTCTGGGCCTTGGCTCTGGAGCAATATTGCACGCTGGCGATACACTGGCCGCCAACAACAACCCGATGCTGTTGAGCTACAAGGTAGGGTCGGCTTCTGGCGCCGTGGCTTCTATCGGGTTCAATTCATACGTCAACACGGCTGGCGTGGGTGGATCGCGTATCAATGCCGCCAAGAACGGCTGGGCCATCCAGCATGACGTGCGAACGGCAGCGGATACCTCGCTGCTATTCGGTGTTACGTCATCGGCCGGCGTCACCACCGTGCCAATCACCTTTACCGTCGATGGCGGCATTACCGTTGCCAACAATCAGGCGCTCGGTGCGGGCGCCAACTTTGTGACGCCGTTCAATTTCAGCACCAACCTGTCCGGCACCAAGTCGAGCGGAAATCTCGGCCTGATGCGCCTCAACGTCATAACCGACACGATGAGCGCCGCAGTCGGTGGCGGCATGGCCGAGTTCTCGCTGGAATATCACGGCGGCGGCGGCGCCTCGATCGGCAATCGTCTCGGGCTGAACATTGATTTCAACTATGCCGGCGGCACCGGCAACAAGGCGGCGGTCGCGGGCAATATGTTCGCCGGCCAGTGGACCTACGCGCGCGCCTCGGGGAATGTCGGCGGCACATCTGGATCGGGCAACAGCTGGGGTTCTCTGTGGGGCGGGATCAGCTCTGCAACGCTGCAATCCGGCGCGACATTCTGGGACGCCTGCATCGCGCACGAGTTCAACATGGGCATCAGTGCGGGCGCCAGCGCGGCGCGGCTGCAGGGTGTGAAGATCGCATTGCAGAACAACGATCAAGTTTTGCAAATGCAGACCGATTACATGCTCGGCATGGGGCAGGCGCGTAACACCAACCAACAGATGCCGACCGGCATCTCGTTCGGCAGCGACGACGGATATTGGCCGATCCGGTCGGACGGGCGGCTGATCAGCACGGTTGCATCAAACCCACTACTGGCCGGGCCACTGCCATATGCCTGCGCGTTCGGCATCGACTTCAGCGCCGTCACGTTCAGCACGGCATTCCTGAAATCGACCGGGTTTACGGTGGATGGTTCCGGCAATGTCGCGGCTGCCGGCGGCGCCTTCACCACACTGGCGGCCAGCGGTGCGGTGTCCGGTGCCGGGTTTACTGCGCTGCTGTCAGGCTACGCCACCACGGCCAGTGTCCCGGTTGCTTCATCCACTCTCCCGCTGATGAACGGTAGTGCCGATATTGGTGCCGGCACGACATGGGCAAAGGCTGATCACGTTCACCCGTCAGACACCAGCCGGTATGCGGCGAGCAATCCAAGCGGATATCAGACCGCAGCGCAGATCACGACCGCTTTGGCGCCCTATGCGTTGACTGCAGCCCCGACGCTCACTGGCACGGTGCTGGTGCAGCAGACGACCGTGACAAGCGGCAATTCCGGGTTGACGTTCCAGATGGGCGACAGCGTCGCGGCAAACGCCAACTCGCTTTGCTATTCGTATCAGGTCGGCGCAAGCGGAGGCGCAATCGCCTATCTGGCGTTCAACCTCTACATCACTGGAGCCGGTGCGGTGGCTAGACCCAACACGGCCAAGGGGGCGTGGTTCTTTCAGCATGACACCAGGACGCTGGCCGATGCGCCGATGCTCATTCGCTATACCTCAGCAGCCGGAGTAAATACGAACTCGGTGCAGTTTGAAACAAATAACGGGATAACGGTCACCGGGCCGTCGCGATTCAACAGCACCATCGGTTTTAACAACACGGCTCCAGTGGCCAAGCCGACAGTGTCCGGTGCCAAAGGGTCGAATGCCGCGTTGGCCAGTCTGATGACGGCGCTGGCGGCCTATGGACTGGTCACCGACAGTACCTCGGCGTGAGGCTCACATGATCGACGCGCAGACAGCCATCGCCGTCACCCTGACCGCCGAACGCTGGCAGCAGGTGCTGGGCATTCTTGGCGAGGCAGCGATCCCGCATCGCGTGTCGGATCCGCTGATCCGCGAGATACATCAGCAGTGCCTCGCTGCGGATCGGCCCAACGTGGCGCAACTGCGCGAGGTGGATGATGTCGCCTCCTGACGGTGTGATCCCTGGCGGCCCCAGCTTCGTTGGCACCCCTGCGGCGCCTGTGGAGCCTGTGGGCGCCCCAGCGAGCGCGGACGGGTTCCTGAGCCTCCCTGGCGGGCCGGGCTTTGCCGGGCAGCCACAGCCGCCGGACGTGCCGTGCGACCCGACAGGCGAGGACTGGCGCGGGCCTCCGGGGCCGATGGGTCCGGTCGGGCCTCCTGGAGTGGACGGCGAGGACGGTGCTGGTGGCGTGCCGTCCGACGCGGTGCCGCTGGTTGAGAGCGGCGCTGGCTCTGCTGGTGTCAGCACAGCACTTGCGCGCGGCGATCACGTCCATCCGGCGCTGGCTGGTGGTGGTGGCGGCATCCCCGAGCCTGGAACGGACGGTACGATCTACGGGCGTGGTGGGGCAACGCCGGCATGGGTGGGTGTTCTGCCGCTGAACGGCGGAACGGTGGCGGGGGTCACGACCTTCAGCGCGGCGGGCAACGCGTTGAATGTGACTAATATCGTCACGGCTGCCACCCATCGCGTGTTTCGTAGTTCCACGATCACTGCGGCGCCCGACCGGGGTATATCCAGTTTCATCAGCTACAGCGGGACATATACCGGCGCCGCGCAAGTCCTATCTTCTAACAGTCTGGTGGTGAGCGGCGACAACGTGGATGGTGGAGCGGCGGGCGGTCTTTACAGCACATACATCGGACACCAATTCGGCGGTTCTAACGTAAAGGGGCACCGGACGGGCGCTTTCGTCTCGCTGCAACAGACGGCGAAGAGCGGGAACCTAGACAAGAACAAATACTTCACCGCGATCGGCGCCGATGCGTCGTCCAATGTTAATGATAACGGGACCGCCGGCTCATTCGTGGGCAATATGTTCGGTTTCAATTTCCTCGCTCGACTGCTTTCTGGGGCTACATTCTGGAACTCGGTTGTCGGTGGTGAGATCGATGTTGTCGCGGCGGCTGGCGTCAGTGTTGGTTACAAGGAGGGGTTCAAGGTCGTTCTTTGGGATAACGACGCTGCACAGGGAAGCGTCGCTGATTATGGAATCGGGCTGGCTGCGTCATCGGCAGCAACCCTTGGCTTCAGGATAGGGCTCAATTTCTGCAGCCAGGATGGCTACTGGCCGATTGACATCGCTAATGGCACGTTGATCGGTGCTGGCACACCGTTCTCGGCAGCGATACCCAAGGCGGCGAAGCTGGGCGTGGACTTTTCCAGCATCGCGTTTCTTGATGCTGCGTTTAAGTCCACTGGCTTCCAGGTAGACGGCACCGGCAATGTCACCGCAGTTGGTGGTGCGTTCAGCTCGGCAGTGACTGCGCCCACGGCTGCGCCTGGCACGACCAGCACGCAGGTTGCGACGACGGCGTTTGTCGGCGCTGCTGTCGCTGCTGGCGGCGGAGGCGGCGGCATCGCTGAGGCGCCGAATGACTCGGTCTTCTACGCTCGCCGCAATCTGGGTTGGACGGCTGCGGTCGGCTCATTCAACACCCGCACCGGCGCGGTCACGCTGACCTCGGGCGATGTGACGACGGCGCTGACGTTCACGCCCTACAACGCCACCAACCCCAGCGGCTACCAGACGGCGGCCAACGTCACCACCACGCTGGCGCCCTACGCCACTACAGTCTCCGTCACCTCCGCAGTCGCTGCTGGAGTTGGCACCGCATACACCATGGCTGGCTACGTCGGTGGTGTGCTCACCGCGTCGCAAGTGCTGCTCGTCCACCAGGTCGGCCAGGCCGTCACCTTCCCGGCCAACTTTGGCACCACAACGTCAGGCGCATCGTCGCGCTGCGGCTCACTGGCCAATGCCACGGCCAGCACGGTGCTGACGGTGGGTCAGTGCCCGGCTGCGTCTGATCCGACCGTAGGCGGCAATTACACCACGATCGGCACGCTGACGTTCTCCGTTGGCGGACATGCAGGCGCCCTGGCGACGAGCGGCGGCACTACCAAGGCCATCGCAGCCGGCGACTTCATCCGCATCACCGGCCCAGCCTCCGCTGACGCTACGCTGGCCAACGTGTTTCTCACGCTCATCGCGAACCGCTAGTGGCAGGCCCATGGTACGTTCGTAGCGGTGCGGCTGGCACAGGCGACGGTCTGAGCTGGACCAACGCGCGCACCACACTGACGACGATGACCTCGGTTGTGGCCGGTGACACGATCTACGTTGCGCATGACCATGCCGAGGCGCCTGGCGCCAACCTGACCGTCACCTTCCCAGGGACGCCCGCTAACCCCAACATCGTGCTGTGTGTTCTGAACACCGCCACGCATCCGGTCGCGTCCACCGACTGGCGCACGACAGGCTCCGTTGCGACCACCGGCATCTTCAGCATCACCACCGCCGGTAGCGCCTACATCTACGGGCTGACATTCAACGCCGGGATCACCGCCGCAGGCATCTGCGGGCTTACCATCGGTCTCAACGGCAACTGCTTCCAGTACTACGACGCGTGCGTGCTGCGGCTGTCCAGCACGACCAACTCGGCCTCGACGCGCATTACCATCGGCGCCACGGGTAACGGCACACCGAGCCGCATAGTGCTCAACAACACGCAGATGTCGTTCAACGGCATTGCCTACAATCTAGCGCTTTCCCAAGGCGAGATCGAATGGCGAAACACGGGCACGCCGTTTCCGGCCTCAGTTCCAACCACGCTGATCGCTGTCGTCTCACAGCCCATCCTCTTCACATTCGAAGGGATCGACTTTTCCTCGATGGTGGCCGGCAAGAGCTTCATAGGGACGATCAACTCGCAATACCGGCTGAACTTCTACGGCTGCAAGTTCGGCGGCGGCACGATCTCCCCGGCAACCACATCGCCGGCCGCCGAGGTCTACGTTGTTGGTAGCGGACTGGCCGCCTCGACCACCACATCGCTGGCGCAGAAATACGCGCTGGAAGGCACCGAGACGACGGACATCACGATCATCCGCACAGGCGGTGCCAGTGATGGCACGGTGTCAGTGTCACGGGCCTACACGCCAGCGGCCGGGGCACTGTCACTGCGGCCTTACGCCGGGTTGCCCATGGTAAAATGGAACGACACCACAGGCAGCAACGTCACCGTCACGCTGTATGGTATCTGGAATGCCGCTGCACTGCCGACCAACGCGCAGATATGGTTCGAGACAGCTTGGCACGGCGATGCCACGTCGCCGCTCATGGCGCTACAGCACAACTCGCGTTCCAACCTATCGGCGGCTGCCACGAACTGGACGACAGACGGTTCGCCGTGGGATGCGACGGCACGCGCCAACACCACGCCATATGCACTGGGCGCTGCGATCAAGACATCCAACACGGGCCGAGTGTTTTTCTGCACCACGGCAGGGACCACGGCAGGCTCAGAGCCTGGAGGCTATGCCTCGGCAACCGATGGCAGCACGCCGGTCACAGACGGGACAGCGGCATTCCGCGCTGGCATGCGGTTCGCGATGACCTACACGCTATCGGCCCCGCAGCCGCAGCTTAAAGGCCCAGTCTACCTCACGCCGCGCATTGCCGGCACGACGGCCGCCATCTGGCTCGATCCGGAGTTCTGATGGCACGCCAATACCCTATCCGTGGGCCGGCGCCGCTGATCGTCCAGGAGGATACCGCACGGCAATACCCGGTGCGCGACACGATCCTCAACGACACTACAGCGCCGCCCACACCGCCTGCCACTGCGACCGTCGTGGTGTTCGTCGCAACCTAGGAGCAAGCCGTGGCCTCCATCGCAATGACGGTGCCGTATCTGCGCACCTCGATGCTGCACATACCGCGCCGCGACCTGGTGCTTGCGGTCGCCGACAGCCTCTATCTGCGCGTCACTATTGTCGATGCGGACAACCCGTGCGCGCAAGGCATCGAGTTGTCCGGGGGCATCGGTGGGCCGTCAGCGGTGTTCAGCGTCTGGGCCGACATCCAGGGCTGGCACGATGACTACGGCCTGCTGCTGCCACGCTGCGGGCAGTTGCTGCATAGCGTGGTGGGCACCCATCCGAGCGGCGTCGTCGGCGCGTTCGATTTCTTCCTGCCGTCCGGTTCCCTGGTGCCGTGGCCACGCCGCTGCGGTTGGGCCGTGCAGCTCAACTACGACACCTACGGCGCCGAGGTGCTGACTACCGGCCGCATCGTCGTGCGGCAGATCGGCGCTCCGTTCCTGGCTGTGACGCCGCACCTGCAGACCGACGACTACATTCCGATCCATACCGACGATCCTGAGGAGCACCTGTTCGCATGAGCCATAGCGTTCGTCGGGTGGTGGCACGGAGCGGCACACCCATCGTCGAGACCGACAGCATCCGTATTGTCGAGATGCCGGATATCGGTGCCGTCACCGATGCATCTTCGGTTGTCGGCGAACGTGCCGGATCGGGTCGGTTCGGGGCCACGGCGCTCAAGACCTATATCAACAGCTACACCGCACCAGGGACCGGCGGTATCACCCGATCGGTGATTACCAAGGCCGGTGAGTGGGTGTCGGTAATGGACTATGGCGCGGTAGGCGACGGTGTGGCCGATGATACGGCGAAGATCCAGGCCGCCATTAACTACGTGCAGACCTTGCCCACAGGCGGCACGGTGCTGTTTCCGCCAGGGAATTATAAGACCAGTGCCACACTGACAATCTCAAAGGCCGGCGTGTCGCTGCTGGGGATGGGGCGGGCCGCCTCGGTTATCAAGCCGGTTGCCGGATCGACCTTCGATTGGCTGCTGGTTCACTCCGACATCTCTCTGTCCTACATCTCGATTGCCAGCCTGGGCTTCGTTCCATTCGGCCAGCAGGCGACAGGTCACGTCGGTATCTGCCAGACGGGACGCGCAGCGGTCTGCACCTATCAGGACATACAGCTCACCAATGCCTACCAGGGCTTTCGGGTGGAGGCTGGCATCGATGGTAGTGTGTGCCGGTGGGTGGACTTTTACATTGCCAACTGCACCGGCTCTGCCTTCTGGATCGGTGCCGACGGCTCTCCGGTTGTCAGCTTCACCGCACGAGACGGCGACATCGCACAGTGTGGCGGCGGCTTCCTCTTGCAGAACTGCTCCGGGGTCTATCTGAGTGCCATCAACATTATCCTCTGCACGATCGGCGTCCATATGGCGCCGGAAGATGGCGACATGGTCGCGTTCGTGTTCTGCGATATGGTCCTGGCGGATACCTCGACGCAGGACGGCTGGTATTTCCACACCGTTGGCACTGGCATCATCGGCAACATCGTCTGCAATAACTGCTGGGCCGCAACGGCTGGGCTAAGTGGCGTGCATGTCGAGGTCGGCTGCAGGCTCGACGGGTTCACCTGGGCAGACGGGCACGTCCTGCAGAACTATGCGCACGGGTTCCAGTTCAACGGCGGCACCAATCTGTCAGTAAGCAACACTCAGGTGTACAACAACAACATCGGCGACTATGCGGCACCACCCGGTGTCGGTGGCCACGGCATCGCGATCGGGCCTGGTGTCAGCGGGTTTCGTCTCATCGGCAATACCTGCGGTCCCGGCGGCTGGCACCGGCTGATGCTCGGTCCTAATCGGCAGCATTATGGCATCTATGTTGCCACCGGGGCGAGCGACCACTACGTGGTGATGGGCAACGTCTGCTCTGGCAATGTCACTGGTGGCACGTTCGATGGCGGCACGGGGACAGCCAAGAGCGTCGTCAGCAACGTGGTGTAGCGCCGATGTCCGACACGCTCGACGCACTGAAGACGGCGCTGGCTCCGAAGCAGGGGATGAAGCGCATCCCGTTTCCGCTGGAGAGCTACGAGCATCCGTCATTGCCGTTGGTGTCTAAGCGCCTCGTGAATTTGATGGCTGAGAAGCAGCCGGCCGATGCGCGGACGACCGCAGCGCTGGTCTCGACGCCGGGGCTGGTGGACTACCTGTCGGTGGGCACCGGGCCGATACGGGCGTTGAACGACGACCAGCCGGGCGTTGTGTATTTAGTGTCTGGCACGAAGTTTTACCGCATTTCGTTCCCGACCGGCGGAGCGCCTAGCGTCGAGATGCTGGCGGACGTTGGCACCGCAGACGCCGGCACATCGCCGTGGAACAGCTTTGTCACGATCGCCGCCGGGCCTACCGCAGCGGTCGTGTGCGTCGCGCCGCGTGCCTATACCTGCAAGCACTTACCCGGCGAGCCGTTGAACCAGATCACGGACCCCGACTTTCCTGGCGCCACGTCGGTGACATACGTTGACGGGTATTTCGCGTTCTCGTCGCTCGGCGACACGGCGCAGTGGTTCGTCTCCCGTGTGCTCGATCCGCTTTCGTACGATGCGCTCGACTTCGCGTTCTCCGACGCGCTGCCGAACATCATCCGCCGGGTGATCACCCATCGCGGTCAGGTCTGGACCGTTGGCGAGGCCGGCTTTGAGGTCTGGTATGACAGCGGCAATGCCGACTTTCCGTTTCGCCGGGCCAGTGGTGGCATCATCGATATCGGCACCGGCTCGCCGCAGGCAGTCTGTCGCGCCGAGGAGAGCGTGTGGTGGGTGGGCCTCGACGGGGTGGTCTATGGCTCGAACGGCTACAAGGCGACGCGGGTTTCGACGCACGCGATCGAGGCGATCATCGGTGACAACTCGGTCGCCCTGACCGCGCTCACGCATCCCTACCGGGGCCATTGGTTCTACTGCCTGACGACGCTGGATCAGCGGACGCTGGTTTACGACATAACGGGCGGCGTGTGGCACGAGCGATCGACCAGCACGGACGGCACGCTGCCGTGGCGGGCTGCTTCGGCGGCGGTGGAGAACAACTCGCTGCATCTGTACGGCGATCGGTCGTCGGGGCAGCTCTATACGCTCGGCATGCAGGCGACTGACGCGGGGGTTGCCGTGCTGCGTCAGGCGACATTGCCGCCGCTGTGGGCCGAGACGCGACGGGCGTTCTGTGCGCGGGTCGAGGTGGAGATGGAGGTCGGTGGTGCGTCCACGCCTGGCAACCTGCTGCTGGAGTGGTCGGACGATGGCAGCCGGACGTGGGCGGCGGGGCGGACTATGTCGTCCGGTGCGTCGGATGATCTGCGACACCGGGTTTACACCACGCGGCTGGGTTCGTTCAGGCAGCGCACGTTTCGGCTCAGTAGCCACGGGCTTACCAGGCTGTATGCCGTGGACGCAGACATCCAGCCAGGGGCGCACTGATGCCGGCTAACCCGCGCAGCCTGGAGCCGCCGTTCTACGATCCGGTGTTGTCGGAGCATAAGGACGGGCAACAGTTCAGCCACGCCTGGACGGACTATCAGCAGCGGGTGGCCGACAAGCTGCAGGTGCTGGACCAGGGCGTGGTGGACGGCTCTGATGCGGAGTCCGGCGATGTGGGTGAATACCTCACCGCGAGCGGCAGTGTGGGCATGCCGGCCAATGCCGTGACGACGGTGGCAACGCTGACGCTGACGCCAGGAGACTGGGATGTGAGCGGCGGCGTGACGTTTGCCATTACCGCAGCGGCATCGACGCGCTACGGCGTGGGCATCGACGGCGTGCTGACCAACGAGATGGTGGCGACGATCCCGACCGGCAGCGGCACCTGGCGGCTGGCTGCGGCTCCGGTGCGGCGCAATGTCAGTGTCGGCACGGTGGTGACGCTCAGTGCCCTGGCCGGGTTCAGTTCGGGGTCGGTGGCGGCGAGCGGCGTGATATCGGCGCGTAGGATGCGGTGACGTTCATTATCTTCGCGCTGCCTCGGTCGCGCACCGCGTGGACTGCCAGGTTCCTGACATACGGCGACTGGCAATGTGGCCATGATGAGATCAAGCACTGCCGATCGCTAGACGATATCGCGTCGTGGATAGGCCAGCCCTGCACCGGGACGGTTGAGACGGCTGCCGCGCCCTTCTGGCGTATGCTGGGGCGGTTCGGCGATGTCAGGGTGGCGACAGTGCGACGGCCTGTCGCGGACGTTGTGGCGAGCCTCCAGGCGGTCGCACCAGGGGCGTTCGATACCGACGTGACGACGGCGGCGATGATGCGGATCGACCGCAAGCTGGATCAGATCGAACGACGGCTGCCGGACGTGCTCTCGGTGCGGTTCGAGGATCTGGCGACCGAGGACGGATGCCGTCGCCTGTGGCAGCACTGCCTGCCGTATCCGTTCGATGCCCGCTGGCACGCGATGCTGGATGGCGTGAACATCCAGGACAATCTCGGCCTGACCATCCGCTACTACCATGCGCACGCACCGCAACTGAAGAAACTAGCCGGGCTGGCCGCGCACCGGATACGCGCCGACATGCGGCCGACCGAGCGCGAGTTCGACGGCATGACGTTTCACGTGGAACCGTTCGCCGACTTCGTGCGCGATGCTGAGACGCTGATTACGGATCACGCTGCACTGGTCGGACGTAAGGCGGGGCTGGATTTCAATGTGCCGCTGTTCCAGGGGTTGGACGATATCGGCGCTCTGCAGGTTATGACGGCGCGGTCCAACGGACGTTGCTTCGGGTATCTGGTGTCGATTGTCGCGCCATCGCTTGACGGGCCGGACATCAGGGAAGGGCACCACACGATGTTCTACACGGCACCCGAGGTGCGCGGGTTGGGCGTGCGACTGCTGATGCGCGCCAACGATGCGCTGCGTGAGCGTGGCGTGCAGCAGATCATCATGCGGGCTGGTGTGGTCGGTTCAGGGCCAACGCTGGGCGCCGTGTATCGTCGGCTCGGCGCGACCGAGTTCGGACAACTTTATCGTCTGGAGGCTTAGATGGGCATCGGTGCGGCAGGGATTGCGGCAATCGGCGCTGGGGTGTCTGCGGCGTCCGGCATTGCCGGCGGCATCATGCAGTCGAACACGGCTGCGAAGGGCCAGGCGGCAGCGCGGGCGCAGTTCGAGCAGCAGCGCAATGACCTCGGGCCGTATCGTGAGGCAGGGCTAGGCTCGATCCAGGCGCAGCAGGACTTGCTCGGGTTGAACGGTCAGCCGGCAGCCGATGCGGCTATGCTGCAGTATCAGCAATCACCCGGCTATGCCTGGCAGATGGACGAGGGACTGCGGGCGGTTGACGCAGGAGCAGCGGCTAAGGGGATGTTGCGTTCAGGTGCTACGCTGAAGGCCGAGCAGACGTTCGGGCAGGGATTGGCCGATACGGATTTCGGGCAGTACTACACCAGGCTTCACGGATTATCGACGCTCGGTGAGAGTGCTGCAGCGGGCGCTCCTGTGGCGCAGGCGGCCGGCGTCGAGACGGGCGGGGCCAATGCCCAGAACTCTATCTACGGCAACACCGCATCTGCGCTCGGTGGCACCGCCAACATGCTGCTCAACAATAAGGGTTTTCAGGACTGGCTAGGCGGTGGAGTTAGCCCATCGACTGTGTCGAACAATGCGCTCTATCAACAGGGTGCGTTCGCGGCGGCCGGGCCTGGTGCTTATGGGCCATTCCAATGAGCGGAGCACAGACATCGAGCTTCTACCCGGTCAACCAACTGTTGCAGGACAACGCGCAGCAGATCCAGAACCAATACGCGCCGCAGCGGAACGAGCTGTTCGTGCAGCGGGCGCAGCAGGAGATCGGCGGGACCGAGATCGAGATGCTGGCGCGTGGTTCGCAGTCGCTGCTAGCTCTCGGCGACGAGGCCAAGATGGCGGAGCAGTATCCCAGCACGGTTGCGGAGCTGCAGCGGTATGGCTTCGCCAAGAACGCGCCCTCGGTGTTTCCTGGCCGGGCTGCGCTTGAGCGCATCGCGGCGATGGGCACGTCGAGCGAGAAGCAGTATGCGATGGGACAGAGCCAGAGGGCACTGGATGCCATCTATCCTACCGGCCAGGCCCCTGGTCCTGGTGCCTCAACGGCACCGACTGGTGCGGCTCCTGCCGTGGCGCCAGGCAGCGGCGCGACGTTCGCTGGTGGCATTGCCGGGTTCGAGGGCGGTGGCAACGCCATGCCTCCGGAGAACCCACGCTGGCCGGTAGCGCGCGGCGGTCCTGCTGGAGCGCACCAGTTCATCGCCTCGACGTGGAACGAATTTGCCAAGGCCAACCCCGACCTGTTCAAGGGCATGTCGCCGGAGCAAATCTTGGCGGCACGCAGCAATCCGGAACTCTCTACCCAGGCAGCCAATTGGTATGCTGGCGAGAACGCCAAGGCGCTGACGGCGCGGAACATCGAGCCGACGCCGGCTAATCTCGGAATATCCCATGCGCTCGGTGCCGGAGGTGCCGCCAAGGTGCTGACCGCGCCGGACAACACGCCGCTGTCGCAGGTGATCCCGGAGACGATCGCGCAGAACCCGCAGTATGGCCGGATGACGGTGGGCGACCTGAAGCGCCAGTATAGCCGCCTCGGCCCTGTAGGTGGCCCAGGGGCGCCTGGGGCGGGCGGTGGGGTGGCTGCGCGCACTGGCGGCGTCGATGTGGCGGGGCCAGGGGTGCCTCCAGGGGCCGTTGCGCCGGTTGCCGCGCCAGGGACAGCGGGCACGACGGCGGCGTCTCCAGCGGCTCCTGTAGCCGCGCCAGCAGCAACTCCCGCTGCGCCAACCCTGAACCTCGATGCTGATCAACTGAGGCCGCAGGACCGCGAGGACCTGGCGCGCTTCAAGGCGGCGCTGGTCGGCAATCCGAACGGCGCGACACTGCTGCAGGGTGAGATCGACAGGCGACGCACAGCCAACGTGGCAGCCGAGGAGAAGCTGTACCAGCACGGACGCAATGCACAGGCTGACATGCTCCAGCGGCGTGCTGCGGAATTAGCGGAGATACAGTCGCAACTGGCGCAGAGGAACGCATCAACGGCCGAGCAGAGGGCGGCGGCGGAGGCGACCGAGAAAGCGCGTGTTGCTGAACGTCAGGCCCGGTTGGACGCTGCTGGTGGCAATTCCGCCCGAGCGGTCGTGCTGGAGATCGGTCCGAAGATCATCGCCGGCACAGCGACGGACGCAGAGCGCCAGACATACGAGCTGAACTACCAGGATTTGACCAAGGGCCAATTGGTGCCGGTGCCTGATCCATCCGGCGAGCCTGGCAAGACGATCTTCGTAACGGCGCCAGGCTCGATCCCGTCCTACCTGCCGCCGCCAGACTACCGGCCACCCAGCAAGAGCGGCTCGTCACTGCCTGCGCAGGGCGCGAACTCAGAAGGCGGTGGAGATACGGCGGCGCCAGACCCGAATGCGTCAACGTGGACGCCGGGGCAGAAGCCTGCGCCACTGGTTAAGCCGCCGGCCCCTCTGACCGAAGGGCAGGGGAAGGCAGGGCGGTTTTCTGATCGGATGTTTGCGGCCGAGGACATCATGGCGCCGCTGCATAGCCAAGCACAGAACTGGGCAGAACGAGCCAAGCAGAACGTGGGAGACTATATAGGATACTCGATCAATTCTCCTGCTTACGAAAGCATGAGGCAGGCGCAAGACAGTTGGATTATGGCCAAGCTGCGCGATGAAAGCGGCGCGACGATTGGCACTGCTGAATTCGAACGGGACCGCAGGACGTTTTTCCCGCAGCCTGGCGAGGGTTCGGCCGTTGTCGAGCAGAAGCGCAAGGCGCGAGAGATTGAAATGGCCGCCAGGGCGCGGGAAGCCGGGTCGCAATACAAGTTGCCACCACGCGCCGTGCCATCATCTGCTGGCGGCTGGACCGTTAAGAGGATCGACTGATGGCGCGCTTTGAGGTCACCGGCCCGGACGGCACGCGGTATCAGGTCGAGGGGCCGGACGGCACGACCGAACAGGACGCGATCGCACAGGCGCAGAAGCAGATCGCAGCGCAACCACCGCCATCCGGGCCTGATCTCGCCGCGACAGCGGATGTTCCCGGTCAGGCTCAAGGCACCCCAGCAGAGATTTCCGGCCGGGTTGCGCAAACCGGTTCGGCCTGGCAGCCGGCCATCAATACGGTTGGGCGGGTCGGGCAGGCAGCGGCAGAGGGGTGGCGCGGCGGGACGATGCAGACGCCCGAGGCTCGCGCCGAGAATGAGAAAACGCTGCTCGGGCATTTCCTGATTAATCCGTTGGTTGAAGCCGGCAATCTGCCATTCCGTGCGATGGGTGCGGTTGGAGCGGGTGCCGGTCAAGCTGCCTATGAAGGCGGCGCCGCTATCGGAGGCCCCGCGCTGGGGCGTGACTTGTTTATGCTGAACCAGTTAGCGCCAGCACTCATGATGCCAGGCTCGATGCATCCAGGGCTGCCAGAGGCGCCCAAGCCTGGGCCACGTTTTATCGGAGAGTATCCGGGCGGCGGTGTCGCCCTACCTGGCACAACGTCGCTGGATCGCCTTACCGGCGCCGTCAGGCGCGTGGACGATGCGGCGCCGGCACGTTCAGTTCCCAGCGCCCCTGGTGTGGCGCCCGAGCGCGGGTCAGTTGGTGCTGCTGCATCGGTGAACCCGCCGCCTATGACACCAGCCGAGGCGCTGGCGTCTCGCTCGACGGGCGAGCAGCAGCGGCTGATGACAACACCTCAACCTGGGGATGCTCGTGAGTATGTGCCTGGTGTGAAACCGACCAAGGCAGAGATAGAATTGGCGCCCAGTGTATCGCGTGAGTCCAAGGGATTGCGGCAGGAGTTCCGTGAGGGATTCACTGATAAAGAGAAGGCTGACAACGAACTCTACCACGACTTTTACGATACCCGCGCCGGCACGCCGACGATTGTGGAGCGTATGGATCGCGAACGGGCGGCGCAGGCTGAGAAGGACTTGGCAGAGACGTGGCGCAACAAGCGCGATGCAGATGCTTCGCCGCTGTTGGATGTAGCGAATCAGATTAAAGCATCGCCGGATGGCCGGCGCCCCGTGGTCCGCAATGCCATCGATAGCGTCGTCAAAGAATTGTATGATGCCAACGGCAATCTGCTTACTGATCCCGAACAACTCTATGGCGTGCGCAAACACCTTGGTGATCTGCTGTCGAAGGAGGCCGCGCGCGATAATCCGATGGCGGTGCGTGCTACGGCCAACCTTAAGCAGTTGCAGCGCACGCTTGATGGGGTGATTGAGGAGGCCGCGCCAGGGTTCGGCCAATACCTGCGCAACTTTTCCGAGGCATCTAAGCCGATCGATGTGATGGAGCGATTGCAGAAGGCGAAGGCTGGTCTAACGAATGGCGCTGATCGTGTGATTACGTTCGGCAAGTTCGACCGGCTTATGAAGGATCTAGTGGCGGAGCGTGCTGATCCGGATATGACGCTTCCAGCGAAGCATATTCCGGATGAGGTGATGGGTGAGTTGTTTGA